AAAGCTTTGGGGCGCAGACGATCACTTCGGTGAAGTGATTTTCGGAGCCGCTATGAGCGAGTTCCGCGCATGGAGGAAGTCAATGACTACCATCCCTGTACGCCAGATCACTATTAGTGAACCTGGTGGTAAGGCCCGCATCGTCACGTGCGAAGCCTGGTGGGTGCAGGTTGTACAACAACCATACGTGCACTTACTTACTGACATGGTCAGTAAGCACCCTTCTGCTCACTCAGCCTTAATAAGAGCTGACCAGGCATGGCAAAGCCTTGCCCTGTGGCAGAAGTATCCGCAGGAAACCCTCATTGAGGGCCATGCTGTACTGTCCTCGGACTTAACAAGTGCGACGGACACAATCGACTTCGGCATTGCCGATGCGATGCTTGCCGGATTCTGTGAATCCGTCAATATTCCCAAGGTGTACGACACCTTGCGGTATTTCCTGAGTCCGCGACTCGTGGAATTTCCCGATCATAGTTTCATGGAAACAAAGAGAGGGATTCCCATGGGGGAACCACTGGCAAAGCCAGTGCTGATCCTCCTGGGATTATGCGCAGAGCGAATCGCTCTTGCAGATTATCTCCAGGTGAGAATTGATGCACCATTGGGCAACATTCCTACCTGGCGTGTGTTTCACCTGGGGGGCGACGACCACCTTGCGGCCGGCCCTCCGGAGTATCTCCACAACATCACCGCTCAGCATTGCCGAGTGGGTGGTATACCATCAGCTGGGAAGCACGGCATCTCAACTGTAGGAGTAGTATTCACTGAAAAACTACTCTATTTCCAGGGTAAAGTTATTAACATACCCATGAACCAAGTAGACAATGTCTACGAGGAATCAATCTTTATAGATTCTATAAAGATTCGCAACATCTCACCTTTTAGGAAGGGATGTGAAAGAGAAAACGAGGTTTCCTCTTATATTGGCAAGTGCAAGGCAACTGCCAACAGCATTCGTTACCTCAAGGAGGCAATGAAAGTAAAGGGTCGCATTGCGATATCCCGACTCAAGTACCGTTTCCAACGGTACTTGCCACGCGACGTGAACCGGACACAGTCCGCGTTAGTCGCGATGCCCGCTCCTCTTGGAGGATTGGGATTAAGCACAAACGTAGTACGTAGTGCTGAGAACCTTCCTGATATTATCAAGAAGGCTTACGCGTACATCATGGATGGACGTGACAGGTCTTACGCAGTGCGTAAGATCCTCAACGCGATTTGGAAGCCAATTTCGCGACGTAACGTGAAAGTCGATGAATTTCACGCTGAGGTCCTGAATCAGATTCGGGACTTGTTCCAAGGGGACTTTATGACCCAGGACGATGTCCGGGCGGCATTAGAAATGCCGGAAGCCTCTGGTGCCAAGCTTCGATTCGAAGCGAGGAAACGGGGAATTCACACTGTGAACACCCTCGAAGAACTTCTGGAGAAACCTTACATTGTAAGGCGACTCCTAGAAGGGAAAAGAGACGACGATTCATTGAAAGTCGCTCCGATACGCTATCGCCTTGCGAAAGCGTGGGATAGGCTCGAGGCACTGCCTGAGCTTGCTGCCTACAGGTGCATTGCACCTGAGGAGATCGATCGAGCCACCAGAGCTGCAACGCAGGACCTGTGGATCGATTTAGGTATGCCAACCACCATCGCCGTTGACGAGACTGGTGGGGCTGTGGATGTCACCAGTGACATTGTCGACTGGGAAAAAGTGACCTTCAAGGAAGTGTCACTACAGGAGCTCCTCCAATGGGGGAGCCCTTCTCTCACCGTTAAATTAACGTTGAGATAAGGTAGCAGCAATGCTGCTTCCTAACACCTCATTGAGGTGCGTCTGGTATGTCCAGCATAGGCCCTCCACCCCGAAGGGTCGGGCCGCCAGACC